AACATCGCGGAGAGCTCTTCTAAACAGCTGTAATACAACTGTTGCCGAGCTCTGTGCCATCTAGGAAGAACGGCGTCATCGCCTACTCCCTTCAGCTTGGCCTCGGACGGTTTCAACCCTCTGTATCTCCTACGCTCCTTTGGAGTGTAGGGGTAAACCTCAAGTGTCTGCTCTGCGGAACACAGAGTAACCAACATAAGGGGGGGGAAAGATGTGGGATCTCCCATCATCTGCCCCGTGGTTGTAATCGTACCCGGTAGGCCATTCAGGTCGTCAAGCCAGTCATTCCAATAAAGGAGAATGTCTTCGGCGTGGCCCAGACCTGTTAAGCCTGGCCCCATCTTCTTGACCCTGACCCCGTGGAACATTTCCGCGGGGTGGTCGTCAAGCAATGGAGCCTTCGGGTAGTGCGTCAGGAGTGAGACCGGCTCGCAAAGAGTCGGGTCACACGTGAGGATCTTCTTAGGACCAAACAGCTTGGAAAACCAACGTCTGTACGGTGCCAAAGAAGAGTAGCGATCTGCTAGTTCTTCATAGAACCCTCTGGTGAGCCACTCAGGGTGGTAATCGGTGGCCGCGGTAGCGTCCTGGGAATCCCAAGGACCATCCTCGCCCCTCATATCCATCCTGAGGTCACCTCCTAACGCCTCCGAAAATCTCGGGTCGCGAATCATAACATGGTCCGCGACTCGACGAAGTATTTGTTGAACAAGGTTCACTGCTGTTAATGAACAGGTAGGAAACCTTGTCTTCAAACCCTTCTCTTCTGCAACTATCGGCAAGATAGGGACATACGTGATGTTTTCCATGACGTACTCGACCGCTATCTTCAGGTAGTCTTGCAGAAACTCGCCGCATCCGGGGAGCTGTTTTTCCAGCTCATCCCACGGCTGCCTGAAAAGTTTCTCTAGCCCATCCACACCCCCTTTATTTGAAGAGGGGTGAAGGGCATCACTGAGAAGCTCCAGGTAAGAGCCGTCAGGGTCCATACCAATGGTAGGGTGCCCTGCTCTGCTGCGAGTCTTCTTAATCGCATATCCGAGCAGCACTAAGTGCTGGACTCCAGTCACATGCCCCCCTACGGACCTTGGGAATCCCAAGGCCGCGTTAGCGGAGGGCATTGTGAAGAGTTCTCTGGGGCCCGAAGGCGTGCCCCATCTCGAAACATACGATTTAAGGAAAGGTCTCCAATAGGCAGGCTCTGGGTTGGGCTCTGAGGTCAGTCGTGACAACAGATCCTCCAACCCTTGCTTGTCTTTTGGAGCGGGGGGAAGAGCCCTAGCTATGTAGGAAGCCAACATAGCAGGCATCTTCTCCTCGAACACTAGAAGCCTACCCGTGGGCTTAGGCCCACCGTAGTACCAGGCCCGACACGCCTGTGCACAGGCCTTAAGGCGATGTGCAGCTTCTAGAGGGTGGTATACTAACTGGTTTCGAAACCTGTTAACCCCTTGCAACCTACGGCTGTTAAGGGGAGAATAGTGTTTGTACCTTGTTAGACACCATGCCCGTTCTTGTTGGTATCCAACAAGAAGGGCATCCCATGTTGCTCTCATAAACTCGAGAACCTCCTTGTTCCGCAAATAGCGTCGCACAGGAGGGGTCATCCCAGAGGTACGTAACGAAAGCGCTACGTACTTCAAATGATCCTCAGCCCAAAGGGCATAGAACTCGTGATTTGAGAGTCCGGGGGTTCGGGGAGGAGGTTGTACATTTAGTATACCTTTCCCCGATCCTTCGATGGATCCTCCTGAATACCGGAAGCGTCGGCAATTTGCCAACACTTCGACGGGATAATTCAGAAGGGGCTGGAGACGGCCATGGAGGGATAACCCTTCATGAGTCCGATAGTAACCTTCAATTGAGGGCACTTTGGACGTACCGAACTCCATCCACATCTCCGGTTTTACCGCTGGGGGGGTTTTTTGCACTCCCACAGTCGGCTTGGCTTGGTCCAA